GTTATATCGGTCCCTAAAGATGTATCGCCGACCAAATATTTAATCTGTCTCTCTCCTGCTGTCGTACTAAAAGCAACTCCGCCCGCTGCTGTAATTGTATTAGGAGCTGCTGGTGTTCCGGAAGCTCCGAGAGCACCACCGCCGAGCTGAGATTCAGTTCCTGAGGAGTCTTTTTTGTATGCTTTACCATCTGTTGATTTAATAAATATATTATAAAAATTAGCAGGTGGGGTAGATCCGACAGTATCACCAAAAACATATAGTCCTTGAGCATAAACATTTCTCCATACATGGTCACTTGATCCTAGATCATAAGCTAAAGATGCGGCCGCTGTGGCCGTATTCGGATCTATCGGAATAATATGACCACGGAAAGTATTAAAATTATTATTTACCTCTGCTGACCTTATCGTCGTTAGAGCTGTGAAACTATAAAATGCTGTAAGCGTCGCGGAACTTGGCACGGCTACACTTCCCTTGCTATAAATTTATTTGAAAAATTATCTAAATCTGTCTCGAAGGATAGAAATTTAAATTCCTGACCTTCCAATAATAATGCATCATAATTGGTTTTATCAAATATTAAATCATCTGAAGTGCTAGTATCGTCTGCAGCCCAGTTCTTTTGATCCCATAAATTAGAATTCAGGAATGGGTTTGGATCATAAAATATTGATATCCTGTCGAATATTTCTAGATGAGGCACGAAAGTAGTCTCGAAATCTACCTCGTTCTTTAAAGCCGATACGTCATTAAATATATTCGTAGCTAGGGTAATTGCAGTAGCTGTATTTTGAATATATACGTTCTCAATTTTAAGAGTTTTAGCGCCTAGTACCCACGGATTATTTGTACCACTTACGGTTAGTGTAGATTCTACGACAGCGAAACTTGTAGTAGTCGTAACATCACTGAATTTAATCTCTACCCGAGAATAGTATTTAGATTGCTTAAATCCATACGAGCTAACTTTTTTAATAGTATGACCGTAAGTACCATTAAAAGAACCAGTTCCATGAAACTGGAATACTGTACTAGTGGCAACCGTGTCCCTAGAAATAAATTTAAAGATACCGGTCTTAGTTACATAAGGTAGAAAGTTTTCGGCTTCTGCAAGCTTCTCTATTACTTCCCACACGTTTTTATCAATAACATCCTCAGCTCCAGAAGTATTTAAATTACCGTAGACGTTTACGGTAGTAGAGATATCAAAATTCGTAGACGTATTTCCGAAGAAAGGTTTAAAAATAAAGTTACCAGATCCATCAGTTTGATCTCTAACCATAGTAACGAATTGACTAGCCGTTAGGCCAGTAGATGTCCACCCAGATAAATTTCGCGCCGGGTATTCCTGAAATATTGATATCAAAGGTTTAATATTAAAGACCACATCGTTATTATCACCGAGAACTATGTCTCCAGAAATAACTCCTGTGAACATAGCTGAACTTGTAGTCGCATCCCATAAACTATCTGGAGCATCCCACGCGTTATCGTCCCATAAACTATCTGATGGAAATTCGGAGTTAACCCATATCCCGGTAGCGTTTTTTTGTGAATAAAGATAACCAGCCTCTAGTCTAACTAAAGTTCTTTGCTGACTTAAATATCCATACCATAGAGAACCTAAATCTGTGTGAGGATTGTACTCACCGTTAGAGTTTTCCATTACTAATTTAGCATTACCGAAAGTAAATTTATATCGACGGGCAGAATCTAGTTGCTGAGTTATTTTCCCATAAGACTTTACGTCCTTAGAAATATTAACCCAAGAGTCCTCGAATAACCCTGTGTTTAAATCTCTTCTTTTTATTAAGGCCCTTCTAAATACATTACTCATCGGGGCTTTAATTAATGTATTTATGTCCATACTCATACAGGAGTTTCCTTTAATTTGATCGAGCCAGAGAAACCAGCCCTTGCAGCATTGTCGGAGAACTCATAGAAGTCAAACGTGCCTTCCCAAACTGCCTCGAACATAAATCCATCCCATCCGGTACTGGTCCCGAAAGGTACAAAATTAAATTCATTATTATTAGAGTATAGTTCTAACAACTGATCTCTTTGATCTTCGTCTACATAATCTAGATTTAAAGTGGCTTCGTGTTTTCTTCTCACGGTATTAATTCTACTTCCACCATCTGATAATCTATGTACGACTTGCTTAGGAACTATCCTAGGTCTATAGGCTTGAGCATTCGGGATCTTATTTAAAGTAATATCCATATCGGATAATACTAAATTACCTAAGAGTTTTTCTTGATTAGTAATTATTGTAGCCTTCGCTTGGATTGTAATAGAGCTACACATAGTAGTAGGAAAGCGAAAGAATTTATTCGCATCTGCATTGTTTAAATAATCTGTAGAGGATGTATCCGCATTCGTTAGAGAAAATGTGTTTGCTGTTAGCCCGTTATAGAAAATAGTAAAGCTTTTAAAATTAGTATCGAGTAAAGCAATGCGACTAACTGATGTGGTTACATCGAAAGTTACCGTGATACTAGAGGTAGTGTTATCATTCGCTAACTGATCGGAATAATATTGATACAAAGGATCTCGGTTATATAGATTTTCTGCTGTACCAGTATTCGAGTTAACCGTTAGTTGAGTAGTAGTATTTAAAAGATTTGCGACTAAGAATTCCATTTATATTACTCCTGTGTCAAAGGCTGAAGACTCATTATTTCGTCTTAGCTTTAGGAGTTCTTTATCTACAGCTAAGGCAAATTCTCTGGCTTCGGTCTCACTTCCGAGCATACCACCATTAACTACGATAGTAACATTCGTACCACCACCACCGCCAAGTCCGAAATCACCCATTCTATCTAAAGGAATAACTGCCTCGGCTTGTCCGGCTTCACCTATAGTGGCTTGTGTTCCCCCTGGTCTTGGTAAAACTATACCACCTTCAGCTAGTGGAACTCCTGCAATGTTTGCTACTTGGCTTGCCATCGCGGCCGCAACTCCGGCAGCTAAAGCAAAGTTGAAAGGCGGTGGAGCAGAGGCTAAAGCTCTACCGATTGCCATAGGACCATCGATTGCTAATTGAGTTAAAGCAGCAGCTTTACCCATAGCAGCTAAGTGACGGTTAGAAGAGTTTTGCATAGAAGCGATCGAGGAAAGAGTTCCTTGAAGGAGCTGCATCCTGGTTTCGTTAAATTTTGCTTCTCTCTCCATCTCGGTAGCTTTAAATTTCTCTTCTAAAGCGGCCGTTTTTGCTTTCTGAGTAGTCGCTAATTGGTATCTACGATCTGCGGCCGCAGCTTCGGCGGCATAAATAGCGGACTGTCTTTGACCTAAAAGAGCTATCTCTTGTTGTGATTTTAGATTCTCATCCTCAATCATTTGCTGAAGCTTAAGCTCTCGTCTACTTAAACGGTCCTCGTCCTCTACGATTGCTTTATTTTGAAGCGTAGTAATTAAAAGCTCTTTCTCTCTTTCTGCATTCATGATCTTAGAATCGAAAGAAGCCTGATCTAGCTCGGCCATTTTTTGATTATGTGCTGTCTGAATTGCTTCTCTCTCTGTAGCTATCTCTGCAAATCCATCGATAAGAGCAGTCTTTGCTGCCGAGAATTGACCACTAATTAAGAGCTGTAGTGATCCTGCGATAGTACCAAAAGTACCGCCTATAGTTGTACCTAAAGATTGAAAAGCAAAGGCTACGCTAGTCCCGAGCTTAACAATAAAATTAAATCCATCTGCGATAGCGTCTATAAACCCAGAAACACCGGGACCTTCGTTAACCAGAGAGGCTAAGGATTGAGCAACTACTGTAATAGTAGGAGCGACTTTCTCACCGAGAGCCTCGAAAGTTTCACCGACTGCTTTTGATAATTGATCTAAAGCACCTAGTCCACTTGTAGCAGCTTCGGCTTGACCACCAAATTTAGAGTTTAATCCTTCTAGGACCTGAGCCATTTTTTCTGATTTACTTGATGACTCGTTTACTTCGATACCGTATCTAGCTAAAGCATTCGTAGAAGTTCCTACGGATTTACCGACTAGCTCTGCGGCGCGAGCTGCGTCTATACCTTGGGCTTGTGCAAAATCTAGAATAGCCTTCGTGCTTTGTTCTGTTAAAGCAATACCTCTGGCTTGTTGATTAAATGAGTTCTGGGCTTGGACGATTTGCTCATCACCAAATAAAGTAACCTTAGCTAAAGCATT